GGTCAGACTTCTGCAACCCTAGCGTCCACGGCTTCTGATTCCACAATTGGTATCGCAGCCGGTGCATTGGGTGACGAGCCTGTGGAGCGCAGCCTAGCAGCAGTTGGCCCAGCCCCACGAGTTGTCGCAGGAACCCGCCGCGAGCGTCTTTACTACGCCCGTCGTGTACTTTCCGTAGACTCCGTTTCCGTAGCATCCCGCCGTGACGAGGCAACAATGTTCCCGGTTTCTTTCCGACTTCTACCAGACCCAAGTTTCCCTGGTTCTGAGTACGGAACAATCCGCGACCGCAACGTCTAACCATAGGCTTTGATAGATTACCCCTCGACCTTTTGGTCGAGGGGTCTTCTATTTGCCAGGGTCAGTCATTCAGGGTATACTTGTAGTAGTCTATAAGGAGGACACAATCGCTACTACAGTCTATACAACGGAAGAGGTAACTTTGCAAGATGGCAATGACGTTACCCTCAAGCCGTTGAACATTAAGGGTCTTCGCAAGTTTATGTCGAAGATGCAGGAGTTTGCCGAAGTTAGTGAAGAGGATGAAGGGCTTGACATTTTGCTGGACGCCGCAGCAATCTGTTTGATGAAGCAGCGTCCGGAACTTTGGGACAAGCATAAGAACGAGGGTAAGGGCGGGTATTCCGAAGATGCAGAAGATGCGTTGGATATGCCTACAGTCTACCGCATCCTTGATGTTTGTGGAGGCGTTAAGTTGAATGACCCAAATTTGATAGCGGCGGCGATGGAGTCGATGGAGGCTCAAAATGGACGGACCTCGACCTAGCAGCATTAGAGGGTGAGGTATTCCTCTTAGGTCATTGGAAGAACTTTGACGAACTAGAAGAGAACTTGAGTTTAGCAGAACTGAACCAGGTTCTTGATTCTTCTAGGAAGTCAAAGCACGAAGACCGAAAGTTTATGGGTGCCCTAAAGGGTATCGACATTGACAAGGGACGAGGCGAAAGCACGGCATTTGAAGAAGTAAAGAAGCGTGCAGAAGCCAAGTTGCGAGGAATGTCCGAAGAGCAACTAGACCTATCAGAAGTAGGAATTTCAATAGAAATGGAGGATGAGTAGACATAGAGAACATCAATATTCGCTTTAATGCCACGGCTAACTTCAATGACGTTAACAGGCAAGCGGCGAAACTAAATGCTAAGTTGGCTGCGCTGCAACAGCAGTTGGCGACCAACTCGTCGGTGATGCCGGAAGCAGATGCGATTAGACGCAGCAACATGCGTCAGTTGGCTGACACCGGAGCATTTAGAGTTCAGGCTATCAAGGCCAACTGCTGCTAGGCTGCGCTCCACAGGCTCGTCACCCAATGCACCGGCTGCGATACCAATTGTGGAATCAGAAGCCGTGGACGCTAGGGTTGCAGAAGTCTGACCCCATGCGACTAGCAAGTTCTCCAATGTAGACTCAACAATTGTTGTGTTAATTGTTGCTCGCATAGAAGTCTTGAAAATCTTAGCGGAGTCAAGCAACTGGTCAACCTCAATGTCGGTCCAGTCAGGCTCGTAAGCCAACTCTAGACCTTCGCTGGTGTAACCTGCGTGACGCCAGGCGGCAGATGCTTCCAATGCTGTTGCGAAAGAAGAACCGGCTCCTGGGCTTGCTGGAAGTGCAGTGTTTCCACCTTCCACTGCGGAAAGGTAAAGGCTTGCTGCTCCAACGATAATGTTACGTGCGTTATATGCCATACTAGAATGTCACCTCCATTTATGTGATGTTTGTGCTGGCTAGGCACTTCCTCTGTGACCTAATAGTATTCTGCATTCTTCCAAAAAGCAAATTAGGCGCGCATACCCAGGTTATTACCGGCAACGTCACTCTTCATATCGTGAATAAAAGCCATGCGAACGGTCACAGAGGCATTCTGACGACCACCCTCCTGAGCAAAAGGCTCAGGGCTGGTTGAGCCAACAACCTGCACATACTTGAATTCGAACTTCTTCTCGTCACCGTCCAAGGAATCGTACTCGTCAATCCACTTGTTCACATCTGCTGCGGTCCAGTCGAAACGCTTGCAAAGGTCAATCAAGAAATTGCTGACCTGGCGCAACTTCCTTTCGTCGTCACTGTAGATTCTGTAAGTTACCTGTTCAACATTTGCCCATAGGTCAACGTCATAAGCAGCAACAAGGTACGTGTAGACAATGAAAGGCTTACCCGCAGCCATATCATTAAAGACCGGTACTTGCTGAGTAGGGATGATAGGTACTAGTCCGTTGTAATCATGGTCATAGAGAAGGTTAGCCTTCTTGAGTTCTTCCCAAAGGTACTTGTTGAGTACGTGGACTCCATTCAAATCGTGCTTAGTCATCGCGGTTCTTCCTCTTTCTCTTGGCTGCCATGGCAATGTAGTTGTGTTCCATATCTCCTGCAATTGCTCTAGCAATGTTCTTGCCCTCACGTGCTGCTGCTGCGTCAGTCTGCATGGAGAATCTCTTAGTTCTGTTCTTTGTTATTGGCATGTCTGTAAACCGGGCCTCAAAGATACGCTTAAATGCATTGTCACGCTCGCGTGCGAAGGCGTTGTTGACAATACCCTGAGCAGAACCACCGCCCCACCAGCCAACGAACCACTGAGTAAAGTTGCCCTGAACCTCTGCGCCTGGTACACTACGCACCGGGTGGGGGGTGAAGGTCACTGGACGTGGGCCTCTGCCGAATCGACCACCACCCACGAGGTTAGGATTAGGAAACACAAGGACGTGTCCCAACTTAGGCTTGTTGTTTACTGTCACTCCGTATTCCATCATAGGTGCCTTCCAGACGAAGACGTGGATACGCTGCAACTTCTCAGGATTAAATCCCGGCGTCTGTGCAAAACGAGGCTCACCCTCGACATTGGTCATAGTCGGAACGGTCGTCTTAGACGCCTTCCAGCCCCACGTGACAGCCCTTCTACCACCACGGCCAGTCAGTCGGTTGTTCCACAACTGAAAACCAGGCTCTCCCACATGCTCCCATTCGTAGACGTGGTGATATTCTCCCACAGACATACCAGCGATAACGTGAGTGGTCGCATTGAACTGCTCGGACAAGATTTCGAATGCAGCCTTGGTCACAGCATTGAGGTGGCGATTGGTACGCATTTCCTTCTCAACAGCCTGCAAAGTATTCTGCAACTTGACGACCTCAGACTTATCTACCGTCACCTTGCCGCTAGACCTAGCCACCCTGCACCTCCGCACGCTCAAGCAGCACAGCGTATTCTACGAGGTTAGAGAATGGGTCAAAGACGGGTGTTACTCCCATGACGTTAAACGTCGTTGGCGGGAACCCGGAAATTTCCTCTTCGCGCCACACAGCAACGGATAGGTCACGCTTGCTGCGGATATTAGTCACTTGGTCACGCTTTGTGATAGAAGCATTAGGACCAAAGGTGGCTTTGACAAAATCGACGTTGGCGTACTCTCGACCGAATCGCTCAGTCGTTCCAGCCACACGGATACCACCGTCAATGACTCCACGAGCCATGAGTTCGACATTAGGCATGATTAGGCCACCACGTCGCTCATCTTCTGTTGTGGAAGTTAGGTCAACCCAACGCTTGACAATTGCTCCGGAGTCTGGGTCCTGCTGGTACTCCCAGGAAGAATCGTCAGGTGTAGTGACGTTGTTATTCTCTGGGGCACCGGCTGGCTTGATGATATCGCAAACCATGCTGTACCGCGCAGAGGTAAGACAAAACTTGCGGGGCAAGTTAAACAACCACCATCGTTGCACGACGGTAGCCTGCTAGAATCTGGTCAGCCTGAACATTACCAGTACCAGTAAACGCCTGTGCATTGAATTCGAAACGCCAGTCACCCGCACGCACGGAGTCGATGTATCGCTCACGCCACAAGGATTCGTCACAAGAATAGTCCTGCACGAGCAATCGTGCTGCCTGCTTCACGTCACCCGGCACATCGTTGTAGCCCCAGACACCCTCAATGGTGTATTCTGTGCCGTCTACAAAGCGGGAGTGTCCGTAGAGCATAGGGGCATAAATCTTGCCATTAGAAGAAAAGCGGTCGAGCATCCACTCTGGTGGTGCCTGCTTGATATTGTCGATGTAGATGTTTCCAGAGGACAACGCCCACCCGTTATTAATGAGGGTCATGCCGTGGTTTGTACGAAGCACTCCGTCGAATGCAATACCCTTGAACTCAAGGAGCGGGGCAGGAAGGTTCAACTTACTGGCACCATTACCGCTAACCTGCATAACACCCGCGAACTTTCCGAAGTTCTGTCCGGTGTATGTTTGCACACCGTATCTTACACGACGCTCTAGGTCAAGCGTGTCCTGTGCGCCTTCTGGTGTTGAGGTGTCGTAACCAGCAATCTGTGCAATCTCGGCCAGTGGCAAGATTGGGGTGACAATCTGAACGTAAGTATTTTCTACGATGGAGAACGGGATGCCTCCCTCGGTGTAGGTGATTCGCCATTCGACATTGAAGTCTCTATCCTGGCGAGCCAAACTCCAAGGGAGGGCTACCTCGTATCCGTCTGGTGTCGAAGAGACTGTTTGAAACTCATAGATAGCCCGCCCGTTTTCCACAGCAAATACGTCAATGGACGATACTGTCGCCTTGACTGACGTAGGTACGGTGACCTTTACTGTCTCGGATGAACCTCTATAGAATTCCACTTACTCTTCTGTGTCCTCTGCTGGTGGAAGTGGGAAGTCTGGTGTCCTGGTGTCAGTAACAACAGGCTCAGGCTCTTCTACTACTTCCGGCTCAGGTGGGGCTGGCAACTTCTCCAATTCAGCCACAGCGATTGCGTGGGCGGCTTCGATGGTTGCGAGAGCACGTCGGTTCTCTTCTGCACGAGCCTCAATTTCTTCCTTCTCAGCCGCTAGAGGCTTATCTGCGGTGGTGGCAGAAAGGGCAGCCTCACGCTGCTCAAGCAATGTCTTGTGAGTGATGTGCTCGTTTTCTAGACCGGCAATCTGCGCGTTCAAAAGGCTGCGACGAGTCTCAGTGATAGTGTCGGAATCCAACACACCATTCTTAGACAAACGGTGAGCACGATTGCGCTCGCGCTTTGCAGCGTCACGTGCTGCCTGGGTTGCGGCCTTAGCCTCTTCCTTGTCAGCCTTTGCCGCCTTCTTTTCAGCCGCCTCTAGGCGAAGAACGTCAACTTCGCTAGAAAATGCTGCTGCCTCTGCTTCAAGAGCGCGTGCTGTCTCAACCTGCGCCTTAACCTCGTCTGCATCAACAGACCTGTATTCAATAGCCATTTAGATTCTCCTTTCAAGAGGGTATTACGTCTGTTGCCATTGTACCAATATCTTTAGCCCAAGGCAAGTTATGGTGCCCAGCCATAAGCCGTAAAACGCAATCTGCCTTGAGCACCCGGCGTAAAGTCGTCAACCCCGATATTCTCTCCTGAGTACATCTTAAGATTCATGTCAAACTGCTTAACTTCAAAATCTTGAATCTCTCCATACCAAGGAACAATAGGGCAAGCAGCAAGCCTTACTCCATAGTTTGCTTGACTTCCGGAATAATTAGAAACAAGCAACGTGTTGATAACTGCGCCACCAGCACCAGCACTGTAAATGTTAACGCTAGAGCCAGAACCGTCACCATTTGGGGCGCGGGTGCCAAGACGCTTTGGCTTTAGCCCCCCTACAGTGTCGGTGTCGTTACAAAGTACACCCTGAACTGTTTGCCAACCGTTTCTTTGGTCACCACCAGCCAAAATTGATTCTCCTGCATGAACTACATAAAAGCCCTTGAAATTAGTTGAAGTATTCCCAATATACATACCCGAATAATTGTATGGACCAGGAAGCCTATTGTAACAAAGAATTCCTACTGAACTTCCTCCTAGATAAAGATAAGCACTGGCATCACCGTTAGAAGGTGAAAAAATCCAATTGTAGACAATGGCAGTCTTACCAGCCGGGACCGTATAAAGCGCGGTGTCACCAGAGGCAGTCCCTACCACTCCTGAATAAAATGTTGTTGGAATAAAAGCCATTATAATCTCCATCCATGAGCGGTTGCATTAATTCCTGTTAATCCATCCATTGCGTTTGACTTGATATCGCTTCCCGGAGCAACGTAAACGCTAAAGGCGTAATTTCTGCATTCATAAGGCTGTAGTTGCAAATTTCCAGACCACGGTAGAATAGGCGTACCTCCGTGGCGCAAGCCCCAAGTACGATAATCTCCGGTTGTATTGCATACGTTTACCATCTTAAGAATACAGCCGTTAGAACCACCTACCGCAATTTGTGCATCAGCACCGTTAGTGTGGTAGACAGTTCCCAACTTCTCAGGGGTTCGCCCTGAAATATCACCGGAACCAAGCAGCCCTGAGAACTGAGTAAACTGAGAACCGCCTGTAAAGGTCGCTTGCATCATGCTTTGTCCACCGGGGACAACCCAGAACCCCTTGTATCTATAGATATTTAGATACGGGTCATTAGGCGTGTTATACATCAACTTTGTTTCTCCACTGTTGAGGTAGAGATAATTGGCTGTGTTTGAAGAAGGGTTAGAAGATACGTCAGTAACAATAGCAGTCATGCCAGCAGGAACCGTATAGACAACAACGTCTCCGGTTCCACCTCCACCATTACCGGCGTAGAACTGAGTAGGTACGTAATTTCCCATTAGTAAAGCAACCCGTTAATCAAAAAGTTCATAGAATTAGCCCCACCAGTGTCTACGCTAATCTGCTGTCCAGCCTTCACAACAATAGAGCAGTTGTGGTGGTGGGCCTTGTATGGTGGAATCTGTGCGTAAAGCGGCGTAAGATGCGTGACAGCGTGAATTCTGATGCAGTGGGCACCCTGGTAAGGTACTAGACTAACAATGTCCATTTGCTTGATGACAAGCGTCCTTCCTGCCGGGACAGTGTAAACAATCTGTGCTCCTGCAACGTTAGGGGTACCGGCGTAAACCCTAATTGGTTCGCCACCGCCAATTTTGTCTCCGGTGTATCCGTATAGACCCGAAATGTCTTGCCATGCATTTTGACCCGTTCCGTCGTTGTCTCCGAATACGATTGTTTCGCCCGGATGAATAACCCAGAATCCCTTAATGCTGTATCCGGTTGTTTGCTGAACTGTTAGGTTGTGTTCAATATGTCCACTGTTTCCTGCATACATAAATGCACGGACATTGCTTGTTGGGTTAATACGCCAATTTGTCACAACGGCTAGACGCCCCGCTGGACAAGTCCAGAGGTTAGTATTTCCTGTCATAACGCTAGGCTGACCCAGCCAAAATCTTTCTGTAGAAAACGCCATCTTAAATACCTGCTGTCATAATCATAAGGTTTGCCAAATCATTTGTAGTCGTAGAGACGATGTTGCCTCGGTCGTCAATAGAGGCTACTGTCACTCCGTCGTTGGCACGAGCAAAATTCAACTTCCAACCCGAACCGTCTCCGAATCCAATTGTACCAGCATTCGGGCTAGCGCCAATGCCTCCACCGATACGAAGCCCTACACTTCCTGTGGACATAGGACTCTGTGGAACAATTGTACCATTAGCAGAAAGATATGTTAGGACTGTGCCTGCACTATCTTGGAATTCTGCAAGATTCATGGTTTGCCCAGCGGCACCACGAATTGCTAGGCCACGAGAAGTTGGTACAGTTTGAATTGTGTGAATTCCCGCGTAAGCATCGCTATTGGTAGAATAGATGGCTCCGGTTGGACGCAACTGAGTCATAACGGTACCAGCACTGTTTTGCCATTCAGTAAGGTTTGCCGTCTGACTGGCAGCACCTCGGACAAATAGCGGCACAACGGCTGCGCCCGGACCGGTAACTCCGGAGATTGTACCAAATGCTCCACGTCGCATGGTAAGTCCACCATCACCACTTACAGAACCCCAAACCTGAGAGGCACTGACTCCCCACCACTCTTGTAGATTTGCACTCTGAGAAGCGAAGCCTCGTACAACCAATGCCTTTTCTGTCGCGTTGATTGTACCTAGGCTGGTGCGAGCAACCTTTGTAGAGAATACAGAGAAAGAGCCATCGTTTTCAACACGGACCAAGGAATTGCTTCCACTGTCAGACCATTCCGCGAGCGCGGCAGTCTGACTGGCTGCACCCTTAACTGCGAGTGTAGTAGAGCCAGCAGGTCCACTTACGTACAAAGCACCATTGAATGCCTTGTATCCACTAATTGACTGCGTGTTTGTAAGGTCTACAACATTGGCTGCTTCTGCCAATCCGGTAACAGCACCGGTACGGCTGTTAACGCTGGTGACTCCACCAACGACAGTCGCCCAGGTTCCGTCTCCACGAAGATAAGTGGTAGAACTAGCAGTGCCCGTAGCAGAGATTCCTGATATTGGAACTAGGTTATTGGGAGAGAATACACGACTGCCCTTTTCATAAATGTCACGAGTGAAGTTGAAGTATGGGTTTGTTGCGTCGGAAGTATAAGTTATTGCACCTGTTGTGGTTGCACTTGCCGTGCCGTTCCAATAGGTACCTTCCATGTTGATGTTTGTATTGCGGCTCTGACCTGAAAGACTGGCATCCGGGCGAAGTGTTAAAGCGGCGGCGGCGTACAGTGCGGAAGAGACACCCGCTCCGGAGACTGTGTGAGAACCACTGCTGATATTAGCCACGCCGGTGGTGAATCCCTGAGAGAAGGTGGTGATTGCACTAAAGGTCTTCTGACCAGCGATGCTCTGATTAGTGGTGAGGTCTACGACTGCATTTGCTTCTGCAAGACCTGTGACTGCTCCTGTACGGGTGTTGACACTTGTTACTCCACCGACAGGGACAGACCATGTTCCATCACCGCGCAAAAATGTGGTGGCAGAAGGCGTACCGGTCGCACTGATACCGGCCATTGGAACCTTGTTCCCAAGAGAGAAGACTCGGTTACCCTGCTCGGACAAAAGCCCTAAGGTGTTTGTACCTGTTGTTGGGTTGACAACAAGGAGGTCGGCATATGTTTCTGTACCGTATGATGGACTATCAGTGGAGTTATTTGCTGTACCTCCATACTGGACGGCAAAGTCTCCACCGCTGGCCTTGTGAGTAAGGCGCATTCCAGTTCCTTGACGATACCCACCGTAGGTACGGTAAAGAGTAATTGCTGGGTTTGCGCTACCAGCACCAGCCTCTCCAACAGTAATAAGCGACTGTGCAGTAAGTTCAAATTCTGCGGCACTTGTTGTAAGCGGAGTAATGGAAGAAACAAGTCCGTTGAAACCAGCGCGTAGTCGTCCCTGTGCGCGGGTTACTCCGGTAAAGGTGGCAATTCCATTTGTACCGTCAAGGGTAATACGACGAACTGCGTCACCATTTGAAGTTGCCAGAAGCGCAACATTTCCGTCTCCACCAGAACCACCAACATAGATATGCCCGTTAGGACCGGTCTTGATAGGGCTGCTTCCAGTCCAAATACCGTTGGAGAACTGGCTGCTCTGGTTGATGCGAAGGAATGTATCTCCGGTTTCTACAACAACCTTTCCATTACCCGCGATACTTCCGGTGAAGTTCATTGAACCGGATGCATAAACCGCTGCCAAAATAGCACCGGCTGAGTTCTGCCATTGCTGTAGGTCACCCGCCTGTGAAGCATTGAACCCTTGCACAACAAGTCCTCGACCGGCTGCTGCCGTCGCCGTCACCTGTAGGGGAAGCCCAAACTGATTTGTAGTAGGCGTCCCAATGTAACTAGTCGTAAGCCCCGTGGTGTTCAACTGATTGGCTGTAAAGTTACCACCAGAGTCTACCCTTGCCAAAGCAGTACCGGCAGAATTTTGTAGGTTCAAAAGGTCTGCGGTCTGGCTTGCGGCTGCGCGACCGACGAACGGAGTGATTGTTGGACCCCACGCGTAGGAAGTCATAGAGCCAAGCACTGCGCCACTGTTTACCGAAGAACCGGAAACAATTTCAAAACTAGAACGAGCCTGGCTGTTAACTTGTAGATTACTCGTAGTTGTCGTTCCGTTAACAGTGATACTGCTGTTAAACGCATGGCTAGTACCGGCATAGTCCATTCGACCGCCGCCATTTGTGGAGGTTGAAATCTGTGTCGTGGCGTTGGCAAATCTCAGCGCGCTAAGACCGGCTGTTCCAGATGCGGAGACATTGACAATTGCGTCACCAGCAGAACCGGCATTAGAGAATACGTTCAGTGTGGAGGTTCCAGAAACACCCTGCAAGGTCATACTTGGACTTGCGCTGCCAGCACCAAAACGACTGTCATTGCCGTTCGCAACAACATTTCCTACAGTGAAGAAAGAACCATTAGCCATGACCTCGGCCAGCATTGTACCGGCAGAGTTCTGCCACTGCTGCAAGTCTCCGGTCTGACTTGCTGCTCCACGAACGATAGCAGGAATTCCTGCGGCTGCCATGCTGTAGACTGCAAGTGAATTGTTGGCAATGCTGGCACCGTTGACATTCAAAGAGCCATCGCTAGCAATCCTTGAAAGGACTGTGCCTGCGGAGTTTTGCCATTGAGTCAAGTCAGCAGTCTGAGAAGCAGCACCGCGAAGACCTAGGGTGACAAAGTTCGCTGCTGTTGAAACAGCATATAGTTGAGAAACTCCACCAACAGCGGTAGTTCCGACACTGGCAAACCCAGAAGTTGCTAGGCTGGTAGCGGTAAATGCAACAGTGGAGGTAAGTGCCGTGCCAGAAAGGGTAAGCCTGTTTACACCAGTAGTGGCAAAACCAATCTGGTCTGCGGCTGGACGGTAAAGACCGGTGTCAAGGTCGGACTGAAATCTGAATCCTGGGAGGGCTACGGTACCATCTGCGGCTGCGAATCTTCCAGCGAACCCGACGCTTGCCAACAATGCATCGGCATTGCTACGGAATTCTAGAAGATTGGCCGTCTGGCTAGCAGCACCGCGAATAACTGTTGCAACCTTACCGGGTGCTGTGGTGCTAATTCGCAACTGTGCTGCGGACTGAGTAAAGGATTCACCAATACCAACATTAGAAGAGCCATCGCCAGCAATGCTGAATAGATTGGCGTCTGGGTTCGCGCTGGTACCAATAACCAATCGGTGACCACCGGCTGTTCCTGGTGCTGCACCCTGACGGGCATCCATGATGTTGAATGTTTCAACCGCGCTTGCTGTTCCGGTCCAGTACGCAGATGCAAACTGCAAGGTGCGACTGTTGGCTTGAACGGTAGCAGTCGCGGCTGCTGTGTTCATCATCGTCAAGTTTTGATTTGAATAGACGACACCCTGGAAACTTGTATCTCCATTTGCAGACACACGCATGCGCTCGACCTGAGCAGTACCATTAGAAGTAGAAAGAACAAAGATTCCAGCACCGATGTTACCGAACTTTACTCCACCGGCTGCTGCTGTTGCACCAGGGGCGTTAAGTGTAAGCCCGGAATTACCAGAGGCGTAGTTATCGGAACCGATAGACCAGCGCGGGTTGACCTCAGCCTGGTAATGTCCTCGCAAAGCCTCGTTTGCAGAGTTGCTGAGAACATACCAATGGTTCGTCTTGATAACCGGCGTGATTACATCAGACTGGAAAGTTCCGTCTGCATTGACCTCTGCAACAATCGTGCCAGCAGAATTTTGCCACTGCTGCAAATCTCCGGTTTGACCGGCAAGTCCCTTTGCAGTAAGTGGAACACCGGCAGCCGTGTTAGGTGTGAACGTAGCCTCAACGGTAGAACCGGCAGGACCAACTGGTCCACGCTCTCCGGTGTCTCCCTTAGGGATGACGAAGTTGAAAACACCAGCGGTCGCTGTACCGGTGTTAGTAATGGAGGCTGCGCTACCCGCTGCACCGGTAGTTACCGTGCCTAGGGAAAGCGTTCCAGTGGCTCCCTTGATGTTGCCTCGTAGGGTCCAGACGGCTGCGCCGGTCTTCTCATATACATCACCGTTGTTAGTGTTAAGTGCCCAATCTCCGACGAGTCCCAATCCGGTAGCCGGGGCTGCTGTGACATAGTTCCAAACAGTACCACGCTCGCCCTTGTCTCCACGAGGAATCGTAAAGTTGAACACGCCTGCTTCTGGTGTTCCAGTATTGGTGATGCTAACATTAGAACCTGCCGCTCCGGTGGTTACTGTACCTAGCGCAAGAGTTCCAGTAGCACCCTTATCTCCACGAGGAATGGTGAAGTTAAAGACACCGGCCTCAGGAGTTCCTGTATTTGTGATAGTTGCGGAAGAACCAGCGGCACCTGTAGTAACTGTTCCCACGGACATTGTACCGGTGTTACCCTTGTCACCTCTAGGAATAGTGAAGTTGAAGATACCCGCTTCTGGGGTTCCCGTGTTCGTTACAGTAGCATTTGTTCCTGGGGCACCGGTCGTAGTTGTACCGACAGACATTGTTCCTGTTGCACCCTTGTCACCGCGTGGAATTGTGAAGTTGAATACTCCCGCTTCCGGTGTACCAGTATTTGTGATTGCCGCAGCAGAACCCGCTGCGCTAGTGGTGACAGTTCCCAAGGCAAGGGTTCCTGTTGCTCCCTTATCACCTCTTGGGATGGTAAAGTTGAAGATACCGGCTGTCGGTGTTCCGGTGTTGGTAATTGCGACAGATGAACCAGCAGCACCAGTAGTGACGGTGCCAAGAGACATTGTACCGGTAGCACCCTTGATGTTACCGCGCAATGTCCAGACTGTAGCAGTGGTCTTTTCGTAGTAATCAGCATTTGTGCTGTTGAGGTAGAAGTCGGTGATAACACCCAAACCACTCGCAGGTACACCCGCGCCCGTAAGCCACTTGGAACCTTCAATTCCTCGTGGACCGGTGAGGTTATCCTCAAGAACCCAGGTGGTTGCAGTGGACTTTCGGTAAACGTCACCATTGGTTTCGTTGAGGTAGAAGTCGTCTACAAGGCCAAGACCAGAGGCAGGAACTCCTGCTCCGCTGTACCACTTAGTTCCCTTGTCACCCTTTGGTCCCTGTGCGCCAGGAACCAACACCTCAATGCTTGAAGACGACGGTACAGAAACCGTCGCCGTTGCTGGACTGACTAACTTAACTTCAAGATTAGTCTTACCTTCAAGCACAATAGGTGTGGTCATTTACCTCGTAACCTCGTCATACACCTGAACGTCACCCGCAATGTATGTACGGGTGTTCGTACCGTTAGGCTCTGTGAGTTGGAAGTCCCAGACATATGAACCCGGCGCAATTGTAGCACTGACTACGCTAGGCAAGACGAGTTCTACCACGCCGGTTGTTGGGGCGGGGATAGTGACCGTGAAGTTGTAAGCAACCGGGTCTTCGTAAAGCATACGAATACTCGCCTTACCTGTATATCCTGTTAGGTTCATAACTACGTTACTAGCATTCTTGAGTGTTACACTCATCGGAAAGTAGTCGCCTCGGTAAAGCACGAGGTCGTAGTTTGCTGGCAAAAAGCCCTGACCGATAGTACCGCCAGGTGTCTGCCCAGGATATACAATGTCAGCCATTACCCGTAGAACTCCTTGGCTTCCTTAGGACTTGCCTGCTTGAATCCGTCGATGTGCTCAAGAATGTAAGAGGCATCTTCGGTCTTCACTAGGGCGAAAGGATTGTCTCGCGTGAACTTGTGTCCACGAATCTGGTATGATGGGTTATCTCGCTCCATCTTGAGCAAGATAACCTCTGGGGCTGCCGGGGCGACAACAACCACTGGCTGCTGCTCGACCTCTACAGAAACGCCACGGGCTGTCTCTGCAATGGTAACAACAGGTTCGGCTACGGTCTTTACCTGAGCCTGTGCAGACGTGATAACATTTGCCTGGCTGGTTGCTTCTTCTTCTGCGATGATTGCAGCGTTCTTATCGTATACCTTTGCCATGTCCCAAGTTACCCCCATTTCTGCAAGCGCGGCCATAATCTGCGCGTGATTGGCAGTTTCTGAAACTTCGACTCCGAAGTTCTCTGTAGCGAGCGCATAAAGGTCGTCTCGCTTCATCTTCTTAAAACTCATTGTTCCTCCATAGTAGGTCTAGTCAAGTATAGCATGTGACTGTCTAAATGGGAAATCCCCGGTCATCCGAAGATGACCGGGGAAATTCCTTTAACGAGTGGGGTTACTTATGCAACCTTGACGTTCTTGACAACAACGAACGCGTCCTTGTTCTCAATCTCAGTTCCAACACGGCAGTACATTGTGTACTCAATGCTGTCCTTCTTTGGCTTGAACTCGCGGAAGACCTGAATCTCTCGCTTTACACCCCATAGTAGGTTCTGTGGGAATGTGAGCCACATTTCGCCGTGGTCGCCCTCTGCGTCAGCGTAGTCGCCATCCTGAGTCTCGCTCAAAAGTGGGACTTCCTGAATTGGAACACCGAAGGAAGCAACGTTAATTGTCCATCCTGCGTCTCCTGGGGCTGTTGCGCCGCCGTTCTGCACGATTGCTGCACCCTGAGCCTGTGTGAACTGGTCAGTTCCACTGGTCAAAGAGTAGAGATAATCCTGCATCAAGTTAGCACCTGTGAAGAACTTCAAACCGTTACGACGCTGCATGTACTTACGAGGCATAGCCTTGAGAGCACTGTTGAATACGTCGCGGGAAAGACCTCCACCATCAGCATCAACAACGTGTCCACCGTCTCGTGCGAGACGACGCCAACCATTGAATACCTTCAATAGCGGGTCACGGGTAAGGCGGGTGTCACCATTGATGGCAACGTCCTCCAAGTCCTGACCGGCCTGAGCAGTCATAAGACGTGCTACGTGGTCCTCAAATGCGGCACCTTCGATGTTGTCCTCAAGAGTCTCTGTAGAGAGTTCCCAATCAAGACGCAACTTCTTAGTGGTAAGAGAAACCTTAGAGAAAGCGACACCCGGATTCATTCCGTCGTCAACTGCCTCTGTAGCAACACGCATCAAACGCTCACCAACACCCATACGGGTAATCTCCTGCTCGTCACCGCGCAAACGGATTGTACGAACCTGAGCACCTAGGACTGTAGCGTCCCACATGTAGTCGATGAAACGATTTGCCTGCTCTGCTTCCAACAAACCTCCACCCTCGCGGATTTCAGTTGTACGAATAACCTTTTCTAGCAATTCACCCATTGTTAAATTTCACCTCCTGAAATCATAATTTATACGTGGTCCGAAAGGCCGAGGAAGCGCCCGTTCCACAAACTTCCCTTACTCTTGGTAAGGGTTTCCTCCGGTGACCCGCCGAGGTCGCCAGACTTCTTAACGGCAGTCTCAGACTCGACGGCTGCAAGAGACTTTTCTACGCTCTTGAGTTCGTTCTGAATACTGTCAAACTTAGTGGTGAGTTCGGTGTAACCCTTGCTCAATTCTTCGAACTTGGCTTCGAATACCTCCGTTGCCTTCGCAATTGCTGCGGTAGCATCGGTGTTGTTCTTCTCAAGTCCAGAAGTAATCGCTGTCTGTAGGTCACCGAACATCTTTGCAAAGTCAGGCTCTTCAACCTCAACTTCGGAAACGTCTGCGGCCTTCTCAACAGTTTCTTCTGGTGCCTTTACTTCGGCATTGTCTGCCACTTCCTCTACGGAAGAAGCAATTTCTGTCTCTGGCTTACCTTCTGCGCCTGGGGCTGTTACCTCAGGAGCCGGGGAGCCTTCAACAGTTTCAGTCTTTTCTGTTTCTTCTGCCACGTCAACACCTCCTTCATTAGTTGCAGGGAGTTCCTGCTTTGCATTGTCTTCTGTGTGTGCAGAGTTGTGCTTGGCGATAACTTCGGCAACCTTCGCTGCCTTGTTGTCGTCGTCGTACTCAATCCAGCCGATGTTTGCCATAGCGTGTCCCTCAGGGCACTCCACAGAATCTTCGGTGGAAGTCTTTGCTACTGCCTCGTGACCATTGTCGCAGTAGAATACGTTCTCAGAGTTTGTCTCTGTAATGGTTCCGCTCAATTCATTGTGTCCGTTTACCTTCATAATGCTAACAACATTGGCGTACTGGTTACCGCCAGAGTCTACAAGAGAAAGTTCCTCTAGGTCATAGTCAAGGACGCGACGTAGCGTTGCGCCCTTTGGTGTGTTACCGTCTGTGGCCTTAGGAAAAACCGGCTCAGACTCAATGATTGGTCCCTTGATGGAGAAAGCAGAAAGAGTTCCGTCAAGAACCTTCTGCCATGTGTCTTCTGCACCCTTAGAGATACGCGCTGTAACATAGATACCGTTATAGAATGTCTCGTCTGCTGGGTTGTACCAAGTGTCAGGCTTGTAAGAAACCATTCGACCAACCGCAATCGGTTGGTGCATTTCACGGATGTTCCCACGGAACCGGGCGAAAGCCTTCTGAGAGGCTTCGGCTGTGACGATATCGCCCTGTAGGTCAACGTTGTCGAGAGAGGCCCAACCAGATACTAGTCGGTTTTCCTCGTCAATCTTTGACATGGGCATAGTAACGGTGAAATTATCACCCTCGCTGGTCCACTGAGCCTTCTTAATTTCCATCGTGGTCATATCTTAACGTGCTTTCTTTCTAAAGGCAAATTATCCCGGTTGACTCGACTGTTAAGGTAAGTCAAAGCACATAGCAAAGCAATAGTAAGGGCTGTGACACCTCCTGTGTTCTGCCAATCTCCCATGAAGTACCCGCCCGAAATGACAATCCAATGCAAGAAACCTACGAATGCTCCACGAGCAACCCACTGAGTAGTGGTGTGCAAAACACCCCAGGCCATAGCCAGTCCACAACAGATTGCGATAAGTCCCCAGGCATATTCAGGCAAAACATTCATAAGAGATGTGTAGAGTTCTGCTCGTGAGAACACATCCCAGAAAGGATTTGCTACCCAAAGACCCCACAGCATTGTGTAGGTAGAAAGCACAATTGTTGCCGCTTTGTTCAGTGGCAAGGAAAGAATGTTACGGAAGTTAACTGCAATCTGATGTAGATATTGGCTAAACTTCATTAGCCGGTGGTCCTGCCATCACCTTGTGTAGCACGGCCCTCGCCTGCTGAATCTGTAGCCCCGGCAGAACGTTCTGCGTCACGAGTACGGGCAGCATTAGCCTGAGCCGCTATTTCAGCCTTAGCCTGGTTCGCTGCTTCTGACTGCTGCATCATACCGACACCCTTGTCACCATCCTTGATTCCGGTCCATCCCCAACGTGCGCGGATTTCGTTTGGAACCATAACGCCCCAGCGAAGGTAACGCTCATCAATCTTAGAGATTGTATCTTCGTCGGTAAGAGTAAGTTCAGACAACTTGAGTTCGAAGATATCGGTAACCTCGCGGAATACCTTGTTCAACTTCTTCTCAGCAATCTTCTGCTCTGGTCGGCATACCTGCTCCTTGAATGTCTTGTCAGCATCACGGCTGGCAGCAAGGGAGGCACCTTCGACCTGTGTAACTTTTCCGACCGGTACACGGTGGGCCATAAGAATGTCACGAAGATTGGAACGGCTGTAGTTCATAAAGGAAGCATCCTGTGTTCCCGACTCAACCGGCTTCATTTCGAACGACGCCTTACGGCCTTCCTCGTCAGCAGGCAAAGGCACGAACAGTGTTCGGTGGTTCTTACCCTTGAGGTCGGTCTGGAAGAATTCAAGAATGTTGCGCTGGGCTGTTATGGACAAAGACCCGCCCTTTACCACTACGACGTAACGAGGGACAGCCTTGTTCTCAAAGTAGTCGAGATTGAATCGGCTAGAGAATTCGTTACCAGCGATAGCCTGCTGTGCAGCGATAATATCTGGCACGCCATAGAAGTTGTTCGTTGGACTGTACTTCTTGAAATGAATGACTTCATTTGGACGCGGGTCTTTACCAACCGGGTCAGTTGTTCGACGGTCACCAAAGTTACGGA